CGTGCACCTTCTTCATGATTTTGATCCGATGATGTGCGCTTAAGATGCGACACAAGAAATAAAGCAATGCCTGTGCGCTCCACTAGTGAGCGTAGGCGTGTCATAGTAGTGTCTATCATACGCCGCTCGTCTCCATCTAATCCACTGAGGAGGATTGATAGGTGATCGAGAAAGATAACCTTGGTATCAAGACCTGCAGCAAGATATTCAATACGATTGTAGATGATATCAGGATCAAAAGATCCAAAACCATCAAACAGAAATAAATCCCATTTTGCAAGCGTTCTTTCATAGGCTTCAGTCAACGTAGAACGATCATGTTCACCCATGTGTAGTGCTTTACCAACAATAGGAGACATAAGTCCTAGAGCTGTACGCCTATTGGATTCTTCAAGTGCTAAGTAACCTACTCGTTCACCTTTAGATAACAAATGAGCAGCAAGATCTCTGCATACGCTTGACTTACCTTGTCCAGAACCAGATGTTATAGTAACTAATTCACCGTAGCGAATACCATGTAATTTTTCTTGCAATCCTTTGAATGGATAGTCATGGTCTGATGGTGGTGAAGGTGTAGTAACTAATTCAAGCAGGGATTTGCCATCTACAATACCATCTGGACGATATTCTTTACGTTTAAAGAATGCATCATCTATAGCCTTGTAATCATTAGCTTGTAAAGCGTCTGAAAGGTCTTTGTGAGCCTCTAGACGGGCGATGAATGCCCTTCCTGGTGGTAGTACACTAGCAGCTTCTTCAGCAGCCTTCTGACCCGGTTCATCAGAATCAAACCAAAGTACAATTTCTTTGTAACCTTGTAAGAATTCTAAGTTCTTTTGTATTGATTTCTTAGCACCAGCTGCACCACTAGGTAGTGAAACAACAGGCCAAGTGGGAAATAGTTCTGCATATGATACACAGTCTAGCTCACCTTCTGTAATGATGATACGTTTACCACTATTACCCCAAAGATACTGAGCGAAGAATGTACCAGGTGAATCTCCTTCATAAGTAAACTGTTTGTCTTTGGTCTTTATCTTAGCACCTTTTACAATGCCAGACTGATCGTGATAATAAAACCTTAGCTTGTCTCCATCACGATATACTTTGTATTTTTCACAAGTTTGTTGAGAGATTCTTCGTTTCTGCAGCCGTTCAGCTGAGCCTTTAATCTGCACGTGATTTGTTTGATGTATGTGAATTGGCTCTTCATCACCTTGAGTATAAGTATGACACACAAAACAATAACCGTGACCATCAGTATAGATACTATTACCATCTGATGAGCCACAATTGTTACATGCTTCATGCCGAATAAATTCAGATGAGCCATTTAAGGGGGATGTTTTTGAATGATGTCCAAAGGATGTCATGTCTATCACACCACTTTGCATAAGTGGTTTTACTTTTCTTACTAATTTTATTAAATGGAGATTGAAAGACCATACGTAGATCTAGATCAGGGTTCAGTAGTTTAACTGCCTTGATCTTCCTACGATCTTCAGCTTCCCAATAGCCTTTACATTCTAAATGTATTCCATTGGGTAAGATAAAGTCAGGGCAATACAAATGCTCAATTACATATGGAATCTTGACGGTTTCGTATTCATACTTAACTCCAAGCTCGACAAGTAAATCAGCAACCTTCTCCTCAAGCCCGGAGCGGAATGCCATCAGAAGTCTTCCTCTTCCTCTGCGTCCTTGCTGGGTGTGATATTAGGTTCAGAAGCTTTAAAGCCTTCAGTAGTGCCAAACATAGCTACTACATCTTCTGTACTCATGTCACCTGTATCTACACCAGCTCCGTTATTGAGAGACACCAGTTGTACACCAACCAGTTTAAGGCTAGTGCCATAAGTGACTCCATCACGAAGGATGTATGGCTTTTGATAGAATGCTAACTTAACACGACTACCAGAATACATAGGTATAGCTTCATCTGTAATCTGTACGCCTTGCGTATCAACAACAGGTGGACGGTTCTCTTCGTTCCAACTAAATTTGACTTTATATTGTCCATCAGTTACTTCTTCCCATGGTTCAGGCTTTAGTGTAGAACGCTTCGGGTTCTTCAGTTTACCTTCTGCCCATTTGAGTGACTCAACACGGTCATCTTCAAGGGTATCAACCATTGACTGATCAACAATAGCAGCTAGTGAGTAACCAAACTTACTTGGTTTCATTACAGCTTGATAACCTTCAAGGATTACAGGCTGTTCGGTTTTGTGGATGTTGCGGGGCATTAGTTAGTTTCTAGTGTGGATTTCTCTCCAGATACACGCATGTGAGCCTGCATTGAAGGTCGCTTATATCTATTAATAAAAACATCAGGAATCCAATAAGTCTCTACCCAATTAATTGTTGGGTTTAATCTTATGTGTTCCTCTACAGTATGATTAAAGAATCCTATTTGTATGTAACCGTCATGGGTTATACAGTTAAATTCTTTTCTGTGTATGTATAATGTTTTTAACAAAAGAAATAAGTGGATTCAATCACGGATTCTGGTTCCAGATCTCCAATGATTGGTGGGTCAGTCTCCGCTTCTATTTGATCAGCGAAGTCTTGTAAGTAATCATGCTCTGCAAATAAATGCATGTATGTTTTTCGTACTATGAAACTGAGTAGCTCCATGTCTGTAGCACGACACAATACAGAGTCATGTATAAGAGCAATAGGTGCATCAAATTCTAATGCACTAAAATGTAAAAGTGAGGCATCCAAAGAATGTATAAGATTCGGTGCTGTTGCGTTCTTGTGGTGCTGTTTGTCAACTTTGTCACTATCTTGTGTGGCAACTGTAAGTCTGCAACGACCCAGCAACTGTAATTCAATATTCACTGTTTCTTTTTTCATGAGCTTTTGATTGACAACAAAACCTGATGGAGTAGTCCATGTTAGTTTTGTTTTACCTCTATCGATTGCATTAGCAACCTCAGCCTCAATCCAACTCATGACAGCCATAGGACCAGGTACAACCTCATCCATAGCATTTCTAACAGCGACAACAGTTTTAGTTAGATCGTCTTTTTCAATCTCTATACCTTTTTCTTTTAGTGCACTTTTAATGTACCCACGATTTGAGAAGGGTTTTGCATTGTAAGGTACGGTCATTACCACCCTTTTGACTACCTTTCTATCCATATGATTACGAATAGAATTAGGGCAGAAAGGAGCAGCAGTATTAGCAACGACAGCATAAGCATCTTGTGGTTTTGTAGAAGGTATAACGTTAACTAAACTAGCAGTAGATTTATCTCTAGCTAATCCAGCTAATATTTGTAACCCACTACATGTAGCGTCAGTAGCAACTATACCACCTGTTGTTGTCTTATCTTTAACTAAGACACAATGATAATACTCATCACATGCTGCTAAAAACTGCCAAGGTTCGGCAGCTGTTTCCCATTCGTGAATGTGCTGAATTGGATCACATGCGACCATAGAAATGATATGAGTATTGTTCTTTACCCAATCTAATCTATCGTCAATAGTATCTTTATCAAGACCATAAGTAGTAGCAACCTGAAAGGCTAACCATTTCTCAGCATCTTTATTCATATTTGCTTCTTCAGCAAATCGAAGTAGACTTTTTCCAAAGTCAGTATCTTGTGGTGTTAAGAATGCAGGAATTGGATATGCTCTTCCACGATAGTCAAAAGACCAAGGAATAAAGAACTTATCTTTACCTTTAAATCTTTCTACTGCTTCCATTGTCATTCTTGTTCTACATGACTTCTTAAACTCTTGAGCTTGTAGATTGTAAACCTCAGCAGCTTGTCTATTATAACTATGACGAGCTTCTTTATTAGTTGCTATATCTACAGGCTTAGGAGGTAAGTCATGATGAATGATAGGGAGAAACTTACCGATAGCTCGTTCCAATCTATCTAGTTCTTCCGCTACACCCACAATAAAGGGTGATAAACGGTAAGCAACCTTCTGAATTCGATTCAAGAACTCAATAGGTCTCTCTCCCTGTATACATGTGGGATCGCTCCTTCTAACCATATCATGACCGCGCATTACCTCATTTAAGATGTAACCACCACATTTTTCATGTGTCCAGTCATTAGGTTCAATGAGCATAGGCCATGCAAGTGGACTGAATAACTCAGCATCACGCATTACTGCGTCCTTGATCTCAAGAAATTCAGGAGTTGGTACAACATATTGAACACGTTTACGTCCTTCTTGTTGCATGTCTTTTGTAAACCAACCACTACTTTGCATTATGCAATCAAGTAACCATCCTCCTAGTTTAATACGATTAGCTCTGCCCCATGGTTTCCACGGTTCAACATTATAGCGATTCATCAAGGTTTGAATAACTACAACCTTTTGTTGTGTGCCTATTGAACGATGCCAATAGTTTTCTTTTAATGTATATAGTAAACCTGGTGCATGTGTTTCGTAGTGACGCATCTGGCATTCTTGCTCAATAGCAAGACCAATAGCATCACACACATTTACTGCTTGATTGCTTTTATCTTTGTATGAGAATACCTTATCAAAGGTTAGTTTAATAGCTAATGCAGCAGCAGCTAACGGTTCTACATCAGAAAGATACTGTTGTATTTCTTTGAATGCTGCACCTGTCTTACCTTCTTTTATCCTGTTGGTAGTATCTTGAATACGTGCCACCACAAGAGGCAACAAGGTATCGATAGAAGCAGCTCCATATACAGTAGCAGACGCATACGATTTGTTTTCTAAGTCGTAAGTGTTCTTGTGTAAACGCTTGAGCCCTTGTGCAATCGCATCACGCTCAAGTTGTATCTGTTCATCAATCTCTGCTGGTGTCGGCAATAGGCTCCTCTCCTGCGTCCTTGCTGGACGTGAATGTGGTGTATGTGAAATCGTAGCATTGTGCTAGCTCTGGGTAGGCTTCACTTAACTCTTCAAATTGATCAATCGTAATCAAACTCATCGGTGCCATTAGGTGTAATAAATTGTAATTCTGAATCGGTACATACGATAAATTCAGACTTATCAGCCATTAACTGATTAACTTTATTCTCAGCAGCATATTGCTTCTGATACGTGTACTCTTTGATCTTACCTTTAGATGTTGTTTCTCTGATGATACAACAAACAGAGGAGGGTAGTTCCCAACCTCTGAGTTTCCAATCTACAAATTCTTCATAGGTTGGAGCATATAAAAACTCATCAGGTACTTCCTTCCATTGTCGCCAGTTGTTAGGTAGATAAGGTTTTTTACCAGTCATCATCATCCAGATAAACATCTTTTAGTTTAGAAGAGCCACCGGACAATTCAGCAGCAGCAAACATTGCTCGCTCTAAATCGGGTGCTAGTAACCACTGCACCTGCTCGTCTGTTGTGACATAACGCCACGTCTTTAGACGTTGTTTCTTTTCCATCAGTCGTTTGCTTTGTTCTTTAATGCGTGAGCATACTGCTTTATAATACGCTCTGCTTTTGCATACTTACGCTTGAGATAAGTGATTAATCCTGGTGTCATTTCTTTGAGTAGTAACGTGATGTGATGCGATTAGAACGCTGATAAATAACAGCGGTTGAAAACAATCCTACCATACCAATGATGGCAAGAATGATAGTTGATTCATTCCAAATCATTTAGTTAACTCCTCAATAAGAATGTCGAAACGTTTGATGATAAGAAGATAATCCCTATCTGATGCTCTGCCACGCTTACGCAACAGACGATAAAGATCATCTCTAATTACATCAGCGTATTGTTTAACCATTTGACTCCTCTGATGTATGTGGATTGAGGTATTCTTGAAGTGCTTTAATCATCTCTTCTGCATACTCTCGATTGCCTTTAGCTTTTAACTCATCAAACAAAGAGTTGTTGCAACACATAGCGTTGCGACATGCTCGAAAGAAGTTGTCAGCATTGACACCACCAATTGAAATGTGGTTATCGTCAAAGTCATGAACATTTATGGAGTCATCATGCTTACTCCAAAATGTTTGTGCGTCACGCATGTAATAGGTGTACATAACGCTGGGTTGTTGAAGCATAAAACTGCGTCCTTGCTGAAGTGTATGTGAAATGAAAAATATATAGTGACACCAGATGATGCCACTATGTGTTACTTAAGATCAGAAGCTCTGATTGAAGAAGTAGTATTCGGAGTCAAAGTACACCGTAAAGTAATCATAACGAAGCGATTGATACCACACTAATTCCCAATCAATGGCGTGATATACCCAGATTGGAAGTGTATCATCACTAAGTGTTTCACTCATCAAATCTTCACAGAATGTTGCCTCGTCACGATAACATCCAGAATATGCTTCTTCGAGTTGTGAAATTTTAGTGATACCGTATGATTCTAACTCCTCCATGAATTGCTCAATGTCATTAACATCCTCAGATTCAATAACTTTTGAGATTGCTTCTTCGAAGCGTGTGAGAGTTGGTGCAATCATTGTAGCGTGTATGTGTTGTTTGATGAGTGACAAGTTAGTTAATCAGGCAAGAGTGAAAGAACAAACATCGGAGTCATTGATGCAGTATTGGTTAACCCACTTGCCGAATGATTTAACATCGCCAAAGACAACTTCAAACAAACCATCAGTATCAACATTGCTGTAGAGATACTCTTTGCCATTGTTAAACTTGACAATTGCTTGTGTTGTCTTTGGGTTTACTTCCAGATTCTGAATAGCAGAAGATTTGATAGGGTTGCGAGCAGAAATAGTAGTGAACATAATAAGATAATAGAGTGAATAAGTAGGTGTGAAACCTACATCTTACCACCGAAGTGGCAAGAGGTAAGCATCACTTTACTTCTTCAGATTCTTCACAAGCGTTAACATATTCTTGGTAATCAGGGCACATTGATTGTTCATACCACTCATATTCGAGTTGTTGAATGTATTCAATCATTGCATCAGAAGGTGGAAACATTTAAGAATGGTTGTGGATGAACTCGTCAAGAGTGTATATGTCGTCGGTAGTAGTCTCTGAGACTAACTGATCATAAGACAATACATCTAGCGAAGCACGGTAATCAGTTGGTGACATGTCAACATCTGGATCGAAGTCGTCATGACATAGATAGTCATACTCTAGACATAATGCGTCGATGAGTTGTACACGCGTGTATGTGGTAGTAGTCATAATCAAACAGCAGGTTGGTAACAAGAAAGAGCAGACAGTTCAGGATTGATCTTACCTTGTGATTTGTATTCTACACGTCGTGAGTATACAAGGTTCTCATTAATCCAGAAACCTAATGACATATTAGGATTGAGGATAAGGTTGACAATGGCACGCCGACTGACATTCTTATATACATAAGCATGTCCAGTTTGAAATAGAATCTCGACAACACCTGTCAAAGGATTGGCAAACATAACATCGACAGCATCAGAAGAACGGAGAGCAATGAGTTGATTGGAAAGCATAGTGGATTTGATTGAGTACTTAGTTAGTGTAACAGAGAATGGGAGGAAAGTCAAGCGATAGTGGACAGTTCCTCACGTGTCATATGGTATTTATAATAACCATTGTTCATGCGAGCACACTGGAGAGCACGCTCTGCATCATACTGTGCAGTGTAGAAGGCAAAGTCTTTGGATACACCGTTAGCGGTGCGAGTTAAGACGAATCGAAATGGTTGTTTGTTCATGCTTACAGTATGGCAGAGAACGAGGCAAAAGTCAAGTGTTAGTGTGCACTTTGCCAACTGTCACACTCTCCAGTAATACCATCTAAGTAATCTGAAAGCATCACAAAAGACATGTCATTTTCATAACAATCATTCATTCCACTGTACCACATAACGTCAACAGTTTCATCGATTACATTTTGATCAAAGTTCATGAAATACCTCGATTGTGTTAGTGACAACAATGCCGTTGATCTTTGCTGGTTTGTTACGCTTAGCACGCTTCTGTACATCACACCATAACAGTGACTTCATTGGTTTACTATGTAGCGTGTATGTGACTTCCTTTAATATCATATCAAGCAAACACATATCCAGACTCAAACTCAATAACCTTATTGTTATCTTTGATGAACCATTGATAATCTTTCTGAAATACGCCGTCAGTTAGTGCATCACAGAACTCATTGATGATTACATTGAGACGAGACTTTGTCGTGTTAGTCTGCCATCCTCCATCAAATACCCTTACCTTGTTATCAGTTACTGTAGCAATATGATTTCCATGTAGATAAACTAATGAACAATTATTGTCGTTAGTATATACTTCAGTGTTATCTTTATGCCAACATTTACCTAACTTGATTGCACTGATCATCTCTCTTTCAATCTGTCTCATAGTGTCTCTCCGTTTGGTATGCATATAGTATGGCACAGCACACCACCAAAGTCAATAGGTAGTAGACAGTACGTTAACTGGCGCAAACAGATCGCGTGCGATATTTACACGGATGCGTGTACCTAATTAAATATTATTTAGCAGGGGCAATCGCTCGCGCTACGCGCTCGCTAAGTGCGCCGCATGTTAACACATAGTGGACATGATTGCGGAAGCGAGCGAAGCGAGCGGCATAAATCAGTATATTTAATGACCCCATGGGGGTAATATTTGCGCTGCTTATATGATATATGGGTTGACAAATTTATGTCATTTTTTAAGGAGCTTTTGCTCGTTAGCGTAAGGTTCCGCCATAATAAAACCAGTATAATCGTTAATATACTGAGGAAAGTAAGACCAAACAGGTAGACATTGTTTAATATTATGATAATTGGAGGTACACATAGTAATAAACAGTACTAAGCAGTTAAGAGCCTGTTGAATTGAGACTAACATCAAACATTGCGTTATAAACGATAGGGAATTGTTGTTGGATGAGAGCTTTAACGTTATCAGCTATTAATTTATGTTCAAGTTGGGTACCATTAGCACATCTGAGGTCAGTATAGTGTAACCAGGAGCGTAGGGTACCATTCATGTATAGTTTAGTTGGTGTTGAGAGGGGAAGTATATCTCTTGCACATTCTTTAGCTACACCATGATCTAACATATCAGTATATAAGTCTAGGGATTGCTTATATAGTTCTTGAGTACGGACTTCAAACTGTTGTGTAAGGAATGGGTCTAGATCATCGATACTATTCTGTCTATTCTTAGTATCTTGTCTGCGTAGGTTAGGCAGTTGGGGAGTATTAACGACTTGAGCGTACCGTTGAGAGAACTCTTGGAAGGAGAAGGAACGGTGACGTAAGATTTGACTAGCAACACTTCGGGTTGTGTCAATCTGTACACACATATTAACCATTTCAAAGGGTGACCAATGCTTATGTTTAATAAGGTATTTAATCAGACCTGTATAGTTATCATTATGTTGATTAGATGGATTAGATACTCTAGCCATATAAGCTATTAATGATTCAGCATCGGGTGTTACGTGAACGAGTTCTACGTTATGCATACAGTAGTATAAGTTGTGATGGGATTAATAAAGAGTGGTATAAGAAAGAATAATAGATGCTCCAAGATTCAGTAGTATTAAAGGAGGAATGAGAGCTTGTCTCGAATTCCTCCATTTGAGCAGTCGGGTCCACCCTTCCCTTCTGCCTATACATGTGGGACCGTTCTAGTAAACGAACTTCGTTCGCCCTAAACCCAGTTAGGGACTGAATTTTTAGAGTTACCTTTAGCTTGTTGTCTTTGTGTTAAGTTCATACCTAATACTAAGTGATTAGCAGAGGATTGTGGGTCGTCAAAGAACTCTTCTAACATAGCATTCCACTCTGTACGTTTACGATCTTTAATAGCTTCTAGGGCAGAGATACCCATAGCATCTGTATAATATTTAACACCTTGAGAAAGAGCGTCTATACGATCATCATGTCTGATTGCACCTTTTTCACGACACATCCTAGACATTTGATAGAATAGCATGTAAAGTAATCGTTCTTCTGGTGCAGCATCTGGGTTAGAGTTAAAATCTTTTTCAATTACGGAACGGTCAATAACGAGTCGATGTTGATTGAGGATGGGTTCGAGGGAATCAATGATTCGATCTTCTTTTCTAACATTTGCTCTGACTTCTTCAATATCAATTCCTTGCTTTGTTTGTTGAAGATGTTTGCGGAACAACTCGCTAACAATCCCGTCACCAAAATTAGTTTCAATGAGTAGCTTAGATACGCCATACTTTTTACAACCTTTTAGAATATCGAGTAATGTTTTGTCGGAATATCCGTCTCTGTAAGCACGCATGTCGTGCAAGTACAAGAAACCGTTCCGTTGAGAGATATAAGCTGCAGCCGTTTCATCCGATCCACGGCCCGACGGATCAACCGAGCATACTGTTTCTTGGTAAGAATCCCATTCTCCTTGGAGCTGCATTGGAGAGTAGAAATAATCTCCAGGTAAACCAACCGTTGGGAGGTCTTTGATAACGTTTTGGGGATCGGAGCACCATACGATGGATTCTGGAGCAGTAGTGGGGTTAACACTAGTAACAATAAGGTCAGCACATTTAAGGGGAAATTTTTCTGCATCAGATAAACTCGTGTCTAACATAAATTGTAGCATGAAATTCGACCGTCCCATGGACGCTTCACGCTCTACCAGATCATCATTATCAAATCTATCATCTGTTACTTCCCATTTCTTAGCACCTTTATCAATGTCTTCAACAAGTTGTGGTGCTAGGAGACCTTCATATTGACTAACTTTACGAGGGTATCTAGCAGGCCAAACAAATGGTTTATAAGAACGTTCTGCTAGTTTACGATATACAGTAAAGGTAGTCTGAGGTGTTCCGAGAAACATAATACGACTATCTTGTTTAGGAGTGAGAATAGATTCAGCCTCAGTACAGAGTTGTAATAATTTCTCCCTCATAAATTCCGTCATTGAATTACCAGGAACCTCAATATCGTCAAGAATCATTAAGTCAGCGCGAGAACCGGTCAGTTGGCCAGTAATCCCGACAGACTTGACGGAAGGTGCTTGGTGGGGGGAACAAGAAACGTCGAAGCTTATCCGCGACCATCTTGAGTCGTCTCCTTTGGGTTGTAAGTGCTTTAACCATGGTGTTTCGATAATTAGTTTTTGTAGGAAGATAGACATGTTATCTGCACGTTCTTTAGATGCAGAAATAATCATTATCTTTTTTTCAGCGTTATTAAAAAGCGTCCACAGAACAAAGGCTCCAGTAATCCAGCTTTTTCCCACTCCACGGAAAGCTTGTATTTGAAGACGTTTAGGTCCATGCTGAAGATAGTCTGCGATTGCATATTGGGCACGTGTAGGATTAGGTAGGTCGAGTTCATTCCATAAAGCCTGTAAGAATAGCTTAAAATCGTCTTTAAGGAGGTCTAAAGTGTTCATAGGTACAATCTAGCGTAGAGTAGGTGGAAGGGTGGTTAGAGGCGTGTAGAGAGGGGGTTAAGTATTTGACGTTGCTGCCTGGCTGGAGCACCACCAACTAACCATTTAAAACTACCACCAACTGCTTGTAATGTGCCTATAGGATCACGTGCTGCGTCAATAGCTACGTTAGTTAATCCAGCGCCAAAGCCAACAGGTTCAGATACAAGAGTCTGTGGACCAGGTACTAAACCTGCTACATCAGCAGCCTGTTCAGTTCTAGCTAGACCAGCTTGGAATTTATTAATAAAACTAGGATCTTGTTGAGCACGTTCTTCTCTAGCTTGTACATCACCTGCACCTAAAGCTAGTGAAACACCACCAAGTGCAGCAGAAGGTAAAATAGATCTAGCTAAACCTCTGGCAACAAAACCTTTAGTAGAAAATCTGGCTGTACTTCCAGAAAAATCAAACGCTGATGCAACGTCAGCATCAATATTAGTTTGTCCTACAGCTTCAATAAGATTATTGACTGATCTTTGACTAAACTCAGTTTGTGTTAAAACATCTGTAACATTTTCAGTAATGTTTTCACCAGATTTAGCAATTGTACGAACTTGCTCTGCTGTTGGCGTTAAAAGATTTGTAGCAGCACTTTTTACTGTTAAAGGTGTGTTAGGGTCTATAAGAGTACCTTTAGGTAATCCTATTTGTGCTTCTACTGCGTTAATAGCTTGGTAATAATTTTGAGTAATAGGTGCGTTAACAGCTCTACTGGCAGAACTAACTTGTTTTTTAATAGAAGATTCAAATCTTTTAAGAAAATCTACACCAGATTCACCTGTAATGTAGGGCAATAAAACACCTGTTTTTTTACCGCTAAAGTCACCATCGTGTGCAATATTTTTATGAACAGAATCAGCAATAAGTAAAATCTGTCTAGTATCCATACCATATCGTTGACCCATATCTGCTAAACCTTTATAGACATCTAGTCTTTCTTTAGGTTTCATATAGCGCAATGGATCACCTAAAGTATTAGCAGCAACTTCATGATGACCTACAAGTTTATCACCTAAACCTTTTAGAGAAAAAATCTCCATTGATTTAAGTGTTTTTAAATCCAATCCCCTAATAAGGTTCATGGCTTCTCTTGGGTTGTCAGGTACAAAGTCACCACCCAGCATGTCAATAATAACTTCAGGATCGCTACCAAGTAACAAATTTAAACTTCTGTTTAATTTCTGTCTATTACTACTACCAGCAGCAAAATCTTCTGTTTTTTCCCATACTTTAATTTTATTAGCTAACGCTTCTTGAAATTTAATGGATCCTTTGTCGGACATCAGTTAATATACTCCATAATTAAGTGTTCACGGAGTTTATTAACTCCAAATTTAGCTCTCATCCAAGATTGCCAATGGTTACTTCCTTTGTCCTGATTGCATCTGGTACATGCGGGTACGACATTCGTATTAATATTCCTACCCCCAAGAGAGCGGGGATGTACATGATCCAGAGTAAGTTCGTGTAATTCATAAGTTTCTCCACAATAAACACATGTGCAGCCAAAATGTAATTTAATACTGCGCCTCCAAAGGCGCTTAGCTTCAGAGGATGTCATGGTTATTAAGTTGTATAGGTAGTGATCAGGAGTTGGAAGTAAGGGTGTCATGCTTTACGTTTTTTACCGACGCGGGCGCGATTAATTTTCATAGATTCAAGTACAGTAGATCCATCCCGTTTATGGGATACATCTTTACCATCTCCATTACCATAAGTACCACGGCGTCGATTTTCTGCGTTTAAATCAGCCCTCTTTTTTCGTTGTTCAGGTGTAGCATCTAACTTTTTTTGGTATGATTTATAATTACCATTAGCAAATTTAGCACCGCTATGCTTAGAGCTTCGAGCCATATAGCCTCCGTTGGACTAGTTCTGGGTCAACAGTTGGCATAATGTTAGCCAATTTATCAAGTGAGTTACCATCAAAGGCGACACCACTAATGTCATTCTTTGATAACCAATCACAAGCTGCTTTTAAATCTTGAGTAGTTGCCTCACCTGATTTAACACGGTTTAGGAACTCATTAGTAACTAGATTGTGTAGCTCATTAAATTGTTCTTCACTCGCTTTCTTTTTTGACATTAGTCTTTTTGGCTTTAGTTTTCTTTACTACGGGTGCTTCAATTGCATACCAAGTTTCACCTGGTTCATGTACGAGGTGTGATTCTGCACGTTCTGCTAGCTCAGCAGTTTCATAAAAACCAATTACTTTTTCAGTACGAAGATCAACAATTTTGTAAGTCATAATTAAGCTTGTTTTTTAAAATTACTATTAAATGCATCCTTGTCTACTTTTTTAGCCTGTTTAATAGTTGGTGCAATACCAAGACCAGGAAAGTGCTTAACTGGAGTTGAGGTCTTTGGTTTAGCATTCTTAATGCTTGGTGGATTTGTAGGAAAAGGTTCTCTTTTGTAAGCCATAATAAATTAATTTCTAAGGACAATTTGATCTAATTTGTTTTCAATACGCACCATATGGTCTTCCATACGTTGAACCATGACTGATAAATCAGCCTTAGATACGTAGTCTTGAGCCACGCCAAGTTCAATGGCATCGATACGTCTGTCAAGACCACTAATGCGATCATGTACATTGTTAATACGGTTATGTATTCTGTTGTTTAATGTTGCGCCGCCAGCAACTAGTGCTATGACAGCAGTTACTAGTGCTTCCATTATTTAATTGAAACGATTGGTACGATGTCGTGACACAACATTTCGACACGACTACCAGGTCTAAAAGTAAACCCAGATTTCATAATTTCTGTACATTTAATTGCCCTAACTAATTCATAGTCAAGACGCAT